AGCTACGGCAGCATACAGAACTGGCCGTCAACGACGACGACATGGAAGACGCTGGCGTCTTTTCTGTTGAATGCCAGGGTGAGATTATCTTCGCCGGGCTCCAGAACGATGCCGGCAATTGGATATGCCGAGTTCACCCGGCGTTCTTGCCAGATGAAAACTGAGCAGCAAAGAACCGCCCCCGCTGTGCCGGCCCGCATGAAGGTAGGCCAACCGGCAACCACGACGCGTAGAGCCCACGGCGGGGGCCTTGTTGTAGAAAGGAGAAAACGATGTTGAGACTACGATTCAACGGTGAAGGCGTGTCGCGGTGTATCAAGCACGCACTGGCGAGCGAGAAGCACAATGCCACCTACAGCGATGACCGGGACAATCCGGGTCCGGGCCTCTGGTTCGTCAAGGACGATGGCGTGTATATCCTGAGCAACGGCGATCCGGGGGACGTCTTGGAGGATGGGGATACCAAGCTGTTCGTCGTCTATGCGGACGGCTTCGATCCCAAGAAGGTGGACTTCGACGATTGGTACCATCGGGCCCGGGAGGGCCTCGGGGGCGACGACTTCGTGGACGTGATCGACCTGGGTAAGGATATGCACCCGGAAATGGTGGAGGCTCTGCGAGAAGGCATCGTAGATCTTGTACTGGACGTGAATCAGACGACCTTCACAATCCGGGCCTTCAAGCGAAAAGGAGCCAAGGTATGATCGAGATCGGATATCTATCACAATCGTCTTGGAAGCAAGAGGCCTTCCTAAGAAGGCTTGCGATGCACCTCACCGGTTCGAAGGACTTCCGGTACTCGGAGATCGAGGCGGTGTGGTACTTAGGTGGCGGCTACTGGCGGGCCGCGTTGAGTCTTCCATCCTGTAGGCTTTGGACGCTTATCAATCCGAGTTTAGCAGATGACCAGATCGCCGTGGTAACGGAGGCGATGAAGGTGCTTATCAATGGAGAGCATTCATCCTTGGTCCCGAAGGGAGGAGATCATGAAGACGAAACAGTTCGGCGTTGACACCTTCCGCTGGCTCTGCGACCGGTGTCTGGACCAGATAGAAGAGTGGCAGAGCGACCTGCTGTTACGTGACCGTCAGTGGATCGAGGGCAACCAGGGGGTGCCGTTCATCCACGCGACCCGCAAGTGGGGGACGCACATCATCGGCCTGGACCGTCTCAGCAGTTATCCACCCCGTGGTGAGTTAGCCCCCTACATGTTCATCAGGGCCTACCGCGACACCTTCCTCGATGGCAAGATTGAGTGGCTCAAGGCGGTTGAGCAGCAACACGACGTGTTGCAGTGGCTGTACTTCGACGGTGTGAAATTCCAGCCTACGACGTTCGAACGTGCGCTGGATATCGTCCGGAGCTACGTGAGCCTGATCGGACGGGTCTGGCGCCGACCGGCTCTGGAGTGCCTGTGTGAAGACACGTCCCTGCCCGTGTGTATCTACACTCAGAACATGCGGATTGCGGTGGTGGTCGCGGAGCGTAACCCGGTGGCGATGGATGGCGGGGCGGACAAAGCGGCCCTGCTGAAACTGATCCTGGAGGCAGACGGCCACCTTGTGTGGCTCAACCCGGAGGCCCGCCATGAGCAGCGCTGCGCGTCTTAGGAGAAAGAACGTCAAGCGGATGTGCCTGAAGCACGGGGCGTTCCTGGGGCACTCCCAGGACGTCCAGTATTGGGTGTGTGACGGGCAGGTCTGGCAGGTTCAGCCCCGCAGAGCGGCGATCTGGGGGTACTACTTTGACTTCCGGGCGGCGGTGCGACGGGGCGAAATCGCGGGCTTCGTGTCCGCCAACTAGAAGAGTCACGCCCGGCTATTTATGGGGGACCGACCTATTTTTCTGAAAGGGAAACATGATGGCAAAGACAGAGAACAACGCAGTGGCGATCCAGACCTTCAAGACGGAGAAAGAGTGCAAGCACGTCATTCGCTTCGCCCCGGAAGGCAAGGCCGTGGTGGGCGACAAGGAAGTGGACGAGTTGTCCTCGTCGGTCTACATCGACAAGCGGGTGCTCGATCACCTGGGCAACCCGGAGAAGGTCGTCGTGACCGTCGCGGCGGGCTGACACGTACGAAACCGTAGTGAACTGTAGCATCAACCTCAACCGAAAGGGAAAGACGATGAAAACACGTACAGAGATCAACGATCATTCAGCGTCCCATCACGGCTACCGCAGCCCGGGCTTCCAGGTCATTGGCCGCTACGGTCACGGTATCGGGGACGCACTGTTGGGTTGCAAACGGTTCCACGATCAGGCGGATCGGCTGGCCCGGTCCTGTGCCCGGCGGAGCCGCTTCCAGGAGATCGTCATTCAGTGAGGCTATCATGGGCGGGGAGTGGGCTCAGCCTGGACACTCCCGGCGCTCCAGGGAAGAACGAACCCGAACGTGAAAGGGAAAGACGATGGACAAGGACACCTATCTGACGATGGCGCAGATCTGCGAGCGGTTCGAGGGATGGGCGCAGGCTTTTGGCGTCGACCCGGGCCCGCGGATCGACCGCATGATGGACCTGGAGAACGTGCACAAGACCGTCGGCCTGGACCTGGAAGGTCTGTTGGCGGCGCGGGACCAGGACTTCTTGCATGACGTGGCGGGGATCACCCGACACATGGACCGCACGACGGGGAAGCTGACCGACTGCTTCTTGCCGCGCTACGCGAAACGCTAATACGGGAACGACCACGAAAGGAAGAGACGATGATCGAATACACATTGGATTGGAAAGCCAACGCGGCAGCCAGAGACGCGCTGTGGCGGGAGAAGATGGGTAAGAGTCAAGCCTTACCCAAGAAGCTCTGCGTGGGCAAGGTGTTTACGTTGGTGGTTTGTGACGGGAAGGTCCTGTACGAAGTCGCTGGCACTTTCGATGGAACGCGCGGGGGTGTTCTGACCTCGGAGTGCTTCGTGAAGCTGGTTGATGGCGGACCGGACAACTACATGGATGCCGTCCTCGGTGAGGGCGGCTGGTTCCCAAGCTCCGCGATCGAACCTCTGGTTTTACGAACGCACGGACTGAATGAACTCTTTGGTGGCGCAGTCACCGGATAGATACAGAAAGGAGATACCCATGGGAGCATGTTATGACAGTGAAGTGATTCCTGATCCGGAACTGAAGATGACGGACGAGGAAGTACGCAAGGCCTGCCGGGCAGCCTTTGAGGAGAGCCGCTACCTGAACGGCCATGGCGGCTACAGCGGAACGCTGGCCGAGAAGCACGACGTGGAGATTCGCCGGGGCAAGGTGTTCGACGACCGAAACACGGCCGATCACTACCTCTGTGAGGAACTGGACAGCCGCAAGTGGGGACCGGCCGACTGCGTGCCGGTCAAGGGTCAGGGCTGGCTGGTCGGTGGCTGGTGCAGCAGCTAGAAAGGAAAGAACGATGGCTAACTACGAAGCAGCATGTCGGAGCAACTACTTCCGCGTCAAGGATGAACAGGCGTTTCGTGCCTGGGCCAAGGCGCGGAACCTGGAAATCTTCCCAAGCGGGCCAGATCGGGAGTTCTGCGATCAGTACGACGAAGTATCGGAAGTATCGGATCATCAACAGAGCTTCATGATCTCGCATGAGGACGGAACGTGGCCGGTGTTTTTCTACGACGACAACGATAAAGACTGTGAATGTGACGTGGTTGAAGAGTTGGCCCAACACCTGCACCCGGACGATATAGCTGTCTTAATGGAAGCCGGGCACGAGAAGCTGCGGTATGTCTGTGGCCATGCGATCGCAGTCAACGCCAAAGGCGAAACGGTGGCGATCCACCTGTCGGACATCTACGACAAAGCCCGACATTTGGGTGAGAACCTCACGTTCTGTGAGTACTGAGAGGATGGGCCATGAACCCGCGAATCGAGAAATTCATCACCGAGCTGAGGAAGTGGAAAGTACAAGACGATCAGGTCGCCTCGGAGCACCCAGAGATAAAGGATGGATACTTCAGTGCCTACGACGAGGCCCGCGCCGATTCCAACGAAGGTCTATCCAACATCGTTGAGAGCTTCCTGGCTGAGTTGGATGAGCGTCCGATCAACCCCCACGCCGACGTGACGAGCCTGATCGAGGAGTACGGCGACCTGAAAGACGCTCTGCCTTCGACGCGGCGGCAACTGCTGGAAGACAAGGACTGGACGGTAGACGCGGCCCAGGCCCTGCTCGATCTAGCCCGGGAATACGGCTGGTTCATGCTGCGGAGCGCCCTGGCGTTGGCGATGGTGCTGGGTATCGAAGATGGGACCAAAGACCTTTGAAAGGAGAAAACGATGGGCTTTGACTTGTACGGCAAGAACCCGGCCTGCGAGGCGGGGCAGTACTTCCGCAACAGCGTCTGGGGCTGGCATCCCCTGGCGGATTACGTGCTCAGCACGTGCTACGACCTGATGAGCGCGGAGGAGATGCAGTACTGGCACACCAACGACGGTCAGTTGGTCTCGGACGTGACGGCGCACAACATCGCCGTGCGGTTGAACCAGTTGCTGGCCAGTGGCAGCGTGGCCCGCTTTGAGGCCAAGCACGAGGCGGAGCGTAAGTCCTTACCGAAACAGACCTGCCAGTGGTGCAACGGGACGGGGTTTCGGGACGACGAGGTTGGGCAGCAAGCCCGGGAGGCAAACCCGGAGTTCACCTGCAACGGCTGTAATGGCACCGGGGAAATGGATGATTGGGACAGCCACTATCCTTTCTCGGAAGAGAACGTCCAGAGATTTTCCGATTTCTGCGCCCTCAGCGGGGGGTTCACTATCTGTTAACCTACCTACGATTTCGTAGGGAAACGAAAGGAAAGAACGATGTCTATTCAAGAAAGAGCGATGCTGGTGAAGCTGTCGATTTCGCAGTGGAACCCGGTGATCTTCGACAAGGAGAAGAGCGAAGAGTTGGCGGCGGCCAACGGTACAACGAAGGAATGGCTGGGCGCCGAGAAGCGGCTGGTGGCCAAGGAGTCGACCGATCCGATCGGGTCGGCGTTCAGTAACCTGCGGCTGTTCCACTACTCGCTGACGCTGCCGTGGTCGGACGACGGGTGGCGCATCCTGCCGACGGGGGTGTATACTCCCTACCAAGCGGGGGTCAAGGAGCGGACGGATCAGGCGATGGAGTTGGTGTACGAACTGGACCGAAACTTCCCCCAGTTGAAGGAAGACGCGAAGGAGCATCTGAACGGCGCGTATCATGATGAAGACTACCCAACGGATCTCATTGCGCGGTACGGGGTGCGCACGGCGGTGCGGCCGATTCCGCAGGGCGAGTATCTTAAGGTGGCTGTGGCCGAGGACGAGCTGGCGCGTCTCCGGGAGAACGTCACGGCGAATGTCAACGCTCAGATCAAAGCCTCGGTGCTCAGTTTGTGGGAGCGGTTGCGGGAAGTAGTCGCCAAGATGGCCGAACGGATGTCGGCGGAGAAGCCCCGTGTCTACGATACGGTGGTGACCAACATCGACGATCTCGTCAAGATCCTGCCGCAGTTGAACATCACGGATGATCCGGACCTCGACCAGATTGCGCAGGAAGTCAAGGAACAGTTGACGGTCTACCGACCGGACGCCCTGCGCCAGAGTTCGTCGGCCCGGGCCACGGTGGCGATCAAGGCGAACAACGCCTTGAAGAAGATCGACGCCATGATCGAGCGGGGTCGCAAGATCGACCTCGACCTGGAATAGGAGGAGACCATGATCACGCTGAAACCATATCGCCGGGCGGCGGTGCCGCTGCTGGCGGTGCAGACGGCCGACCCCGCTGAAATTGTGCGGCTGGCGGTCAGAGAGGCCAGCAACGGTCAGGACTATCCCGTCGTAGTGTGGGATTGCATTCACGGGATCGTCCCGCGCAACGAAGCGGGGCAGGCCCTGGCCGACATGCTCAATTCCGACGGCAACGGGACCACAATGGACCCCAAGATCGCCACGAGCAACCCGGTGGAAGCCTTGATGAAGATCGAGCAGCTGGGCGACACCGAGGCGGCCGAGAATGGGATTGTTGTGATGCTAGGCTTGGCCGACGTGCTCGCGGATGCGCAGGCGGGCATCCCGGCCCGGCAAGCGGTCTGGAACCTTAGAGACGTCTTATCCCGGCAGAGAGTGTTGCTGGTGATGACGGTGCCGATGGGGTGGGTCAACCCGTTCCCTGACGACATCGCCGTGTTGGTGGCGCCCCTGCCGGGCCGCGAAGAACAAGAGGACATGGCGGTCAAGCTGTGCGAGTCCTCCAAACTCCCGGTGCCATCGACAGAGGACCGGAAGCATATCGGCGACGCCTTGCTGGGCCTGAGCGCCTTTGCCGCCGAGCAGGCGGTGGCCCTGTCGCTGACCAAGGAAGGGATCGACAAGGAGAGCGTGCGTGCCAGAAAACGCCAACAGATAGGTGAGACGCGGGGTTTGTCCGTGTACGAAGGACGAGAGACGCTCACGTCGATCGCTGGAATCCGACAGGCGAAGAAGTACGTGGTGGGCCTGGCCCGGAGCAAGAAGAACTACGGCGCTATTGCCTGGATGGACGAGTTTGAAAAGGCCATATCGGCCAACAAGAGCGACTCATCCGGTGTGACCCAGGACCAGACGCAGCAGTTCTTGTCCTACATGGACAACCCGAACGTCGACGGTCTGCTGCTCGTGGGGGTGCCGGGCGGCGGCAAGAGCGCCATCGTGAAATGCGTTGGGAACGAGGTCGGAATCCCCACGATCCAGGTGGATGTCGGTGCCATGAAAGCCGGGATCGTCGGCCAGTCGGAGCAGCTCGTGCGCACGGCGTTCAGCGTCCTAACGGCGGTGAGTGGCGGGAGGTTGTTGGTGATTGCCACCTGCAACTCGATCGACGTGTTGACCCCGGAAATGAGGAGACGATTCAACCGTGGGATCATGTACTTCGATTATCCCGACGGCGAAGAACGCGAAGCGATCCTCGAGCTGTACCTGGACAAGTTTGGCTTGGACAGGGCGCAAGATATGCCGGATATGACCGACTGGACGGGTGCCGAAATTCGCCAATGCTGCGACTTGGCCGATACGTTGGGGTTGAGCATGGTCGAGGCTTCGAAGTTTATCGTCCCCGTATGCGTCAGTGCCGCGGAACAGATGGCCGCCCTGCGCAAACAGGCCAGCGGTCGGTATCTGTCGGCCTCTTATGAGGGGGTCTACCTGTTCAAGGACCGGCCCAGAACCACATCGACTACCCGTAAGGTGTCCGTGAATTAGAAAGGAAGGTGAACCGATGCCATGCGATTCAGTGGTGACTCAATCCGTCAACCTTGCCAATGCCATGCGCGACCTTGTGGCCGAGGCGCTCAAGGAACAAGGCTACCAGATCGACAGCACGTCCAGCGAGACCCACATCTGGGCCTACAAACCCGGCTCCGAGTCGATCATCTGGAGGAAGGGCCAGGGGCTCATGGTTCAACGCCAGGGAGGTAGCCGCCGACAGCGTGAGGCCATGGAGGTAAAGAACCAAGCGGCCGTCAACGCATTGACCGTGGCCTACAGCAAGACGTGTGTCACCTGGGCGGCGCAGCGGGCGGGGTGGCAGGTCAAACAGACCGGCGCCAACACGCTGACCGTGACGCGGAGGTAGTCATGACAAAGACAGATCCAGTACTTGAATGGGATAAGCCCATGACGTCAAAGCAGGCCGCAAAGTACCACCTAACCGGAGGCTTTGTGACAGTGGAACTTTATCGGGCACAGCAGCGCAGCCACGTGGAACTACTGGAGTTGCTGAGAGTAGAGACGCAGTTTGGCGCGAATGACGGCGCGATGGACTTGGGCGAGCGCTTGCTAGAGATAGAGCGGCTCTGCTGCGCCGCCCTGGCCCAGGCCAAGGAAGGGAGGTAGACCATGGGACAGAAACCCTTCAATCTGTACGCCAAGCGCAGTTACGGTGATAACCGAAACATTCACCATTGGCAAACAATAGAACAGCCGCGCGGACCATGGGTTGACGTGATGATGCCTGATGGTGATGGAGTTATGCGCGAGCAGCAACCGACCGGCTGGAATTGGTACGGCATCGTTTGGCCGGTAAATCCTCACAACACGGGAAAACGGGGGATCCTGGAAATACTGAATCGTCTGATTCCCGCTGGCCGCGGCGTCCATGAAGTCGCACTCGCACAGAAAGGAGAATGACATGGACCAGATGCAGATAGAGATATTGGATAATGGGGTTATCAAGGTATCTACGGACCGCATCTCCCAGGCCAATCACATGACCGCGGAGGCCTTCTTGCGGAACGTGCAGCAGGCGGCCGGGGGGACGGTGGAGCGTAAGCACAAGCAGGGGTTTATGGGCGCCGCGCTGCACTCCATTCGGCACAGCCTGGGGATGGGCCACAGCCACTGATTCATCGTTTCTTTCCACAGCGGGGACGGTGGTATATATACCCCCGTCCCCTATTTATGAGGAGAACCGGCATGATGACTGAGAACCCGTTCAAGAGTATCGAAGTCCTTCGGAAGAGCATGGCACCGGAACTGAGCGACTTGTTGTTTGATTGTAAGACATATTGTGGATCGGTTCGGCTGCCTACCGAGGCGGCCGAGTATGCGGCTGAGGCCATCAAGGAGCATGACGAGTTGCGTGATGTTGCTTTGCTTACACAGAGGGCATTGGCTGACCACGAACATGACCCGGAGGCGTTCAAGGACCAGGATGGGGTCTGTACGCTCTGTGAAGTGCAGCGGGAACTGGCCCGGGTGCTCGGGCCCTCGCATGACATCCGGGTCAATCCGGGTGGCATCCACGTGGACTACGCCCTCCTGGATAAGCAGCTCAAGACGCTGGGCGATGCGATTACGTTCCTCAACGAAGACGCCTCCCCGGAAGGGCTGGACCGGATCGAGGGTGCGATCAGCGTCGAGCACCTGGAAGGGCTGTACTGGATGTGCTGCGTTATTTATGAGAAGAGGCCATTTTCAGAATGGATATCGACCTGGTGACCGCCACCCAAGGGAGGATGTCAATGAGCAAACCGAAAATACTGAGTGAAGCAGTCTATCAGACGGGCAAGAAGGCCGTGATCGTCCATGGCCCGCATGACGCTGCTGCACTGGCTACTTTTGTGATCCAGGAGCGATCGGCTTGGTGTGAGGTCGAGCCCCTTCCGGATGATGAATATATGATCTGCTACAAGCTGGAGCACCATAAGGCCGTACTGAACTACTGCAAAGTCATCACCGCCGAGGACGTGCTCGCTGAGTTCGTTGCCGATGTTGAGTACGCGATGGATGAAGAAACGGGCTGTTGTCTTATGCCTGATCAGGCCACTCCCATTGAGGAAGTGTGGCCCGACTTGATGGTCACCTACCGCAAGGCGAAGGCGGTGCTCGATGCGTAGCACGGCATGGAACGTACACTTTCCCGCCGACGCGTACGCCTTGGGGCCGTTTCGCTTTGAGCGGCCCGTAACCGAGCGGGAGGCCCGGGCCTACATCCGCGACTGGGACAAAATCAGCAGGCTCCCGCAAGGGACAGAATTGTGGCCTGCACGAGACTCAACCAGATAGAAAGGAGACATCATGAGTTCATTCAACAAGATACTACTCCTGGGGAATCTGACCCGGGACCCGCAGCTCAGCTACCTGCCGAGTCAAACGGCGGTGGTGGACTTCGGGATCGCGACAAACAGAAAGTTCACCAAGGGTGATGGGAGCCAGGGCGAGGAAGTCTGCTTTGTGGACGTCCGGGCTTTTGGGAAGATGGCAGAAACGATCAATAAGTTCTTCTCCAAGGGCAAGCCCATCTTCCTGGAGGGGCGGTTGAGCTTCGACAGCTGGACTGGCCCGGACGGCAAGAAGCACTCGAAGCACCGGGTCACGCTGGAGAGCTTCCAGTTCCTGCCCGGAGGTGGTGGACGGCGCGAGCCCGGGGACGACCGGGACGAGCCCGATGCGAACGGTCGGGTCAGTGATCCCGGCTACGACCGCAACACCGACTATGGCGCGCGGCGGGGCAAGCCGCCGCTGCAGGACGACGACATACCATTCTAGGGGAAAGACCGATGTCATATTGCCGATTCTCAGACGGGGACGTGTATCTCTATGCCCACGTGGATGGAGGCTACGAGTGTTGTGCCTGTGCGCTCCAGCCTTTGGTTCCTACGATCTTCACGAATCCGCTTCCGGGGGATGCTTTCGCGCAACTGTGTGGAGCGACGGAACCCTGCGAAGTATGCCATGGCGAGTTCAATGGCTGTACGGCCTGCGGCATGCACGATACCATTCGATTCCCGACCCGGCAAAAAGCCCTCGACCATCTCCAGGAACACCGGGACGCCGGGCACACCGTGCCGCAATACGCGTTCGATACCTTGCGGGACGAGATTGCCAATCACGAATAGAAAGGAGCAGAATCATGGATCAAAGCATACACGACCTGTTGCACATGGTGCGTACCATCCTCGTGATCCCCTTTGTGGTCTTGGGGGTCTTCATGGTCATTGCGGTGCCGGCGGCGGGTTTGAAGAAGATCCTGGGCGAAGTGGTCCAGGAGATGCGCGATGAGAAACGCCAGCGGACCCGGGACCGGATGTATCGCAAGTCGGTCCTGCGCGACGATAACGACTCCATCCGCGAGTGGGTTTGGGGCCAGCAGCATACGAAACAGTCCTGAACGTAGAAAGGGGGAGTTATGCTTACAGAAAAACAAAGAGTCAATCATATTATGATGGGCACCGGCTCGTGCCCTCGTTGCGGCGGAGACATCGAGGGCAGTAATTTCGACGCGGATGGCGCTCTCGTCTGGCAACGGTGCAGTTGCCTTGACCCAGAGTGCGGCGAATCCTGGATCGATACCTACTCGATCTCCAGCGTTCAGGAGTACGGAAGTGATGACCGACACATGGCCACGGCCGCCGAGCTGCGCCATAGCTTATCTGACTTGCTTGACATCTTTGACGCGATGTACGCCGAAGGTGAGGACTGGGAGAGCGACCCCCGTATCATCCTGGCGAGGCAGACGTTGGCCAAAGGTTTTCCAGAGACCGTAGAAGAGGCTGAGTCATGAACACGTGCGCCACCTGTAAATACAGACGGCCATCGGGATGGTGTTCGCTGTTCCATTACGGACTATGTGACATCCAGCGCTCCTGGTGGACGCCGAGAAAGGAAGACCATGAGACGACTCAAAGCGATTGGGGCGGCGCTGCTGGCGCTGTTAATGCCCAAGGCGTTCGGCGAGAAGGATAAGACGCTGCGCCCAGAGAATCGCATTCCAGAAAGCGTGCTCAAGTACGGATGGGGCGGGTATCCGTACCCAGAAGACAACCCGTACATCGGGACCAAAGAAACCTACCTGCGCCACCAGTGGGATCACAACCATGGGTGGTACGACTATAGTTGAAAGGAGCGAAGCATGGAGAAGAAGTGGTATCTGTTGATCGTCCAAGGTGACGTGGAGCCCACGGTAGTTGGGCCCTTTGACAGCAATGTCATAATGGAGAATCGGGCCGCACAGTGGCGAGCACTGTACGGCAAAGAGGATGGCCTCTACGGCATGCAGGCTGTGGAGAAGCCGGCGGTGTGGGCGTTCCCGGCGGCGCTGTTTGAGGAGGAAGAAGACGATGACTGAAATAGCAACAGCGCAACGAGGTCCGGTCCACATCAAGGCGAGGTACGTAGACGAAGAGGTCTTACTGACGTTTCTCCACTACAAGGATGGGAGCGTCGCCATCGTCGGGCACGGATGGAATACAGGAGAGCCGCTTTTCACGGCGACGGTCTGGCTGCCGGATGCGCCCGACGAAGGGTGCGTCTGGCTCAAGGGCTGGGAGGAGAACGAGGGCGTTCCCGAGGCGCTCGTGAAAGCGGGGGTGGTGCGCCTGACGGGCCGGACGTGCCACACGGGGTATTGTGAGGCCCAAGAGGCGCGGCTGTTGGTCTGAACGGCTATTAGTGGAAGGAGGTCATCTTCGTGCAAGAAACGAAAGACATACTCGATCCGGCCACGGTCGGCTCACCATGTCCGTTCTGCGAGGGACGGATGGAACTGATTGACAGTGCTCAGGTATACGGGCAATCCTACGGCCTCATGTACCGGTGCAGCAACTACCCGGGCTGTGACGCCTACGTAAGTTGTCACCAGGGGACATCGACGGCCCTGGGGACCCCCGCCAATCGATCCCTGCGCGTCGCCCGAAAGGCCGCTCACCGCGTATTCGACCGGCTCTGGAAGACCGGCGGGTGGCGTCGCAGCGTGGCCTATGCCCGGTTGCGCGAAGTGCTGGAGCTACCGCTAGAGCGGGCGCACATCGCCATGCTGACTGAAGATGAGTGCCGGGCGCTGTGTCGGGCCGTCAAGCGGGGCGATTTCAAGAAGGGTCATTTCACCGGCAGGTATCGCCAGCGGCGGTGACGCGGCAACTGCTCTTTGTGGAGGAGTCAACCATGAACATCACTTATCGCGGCAAGCCGGTCCCGACCTGGTTCATTGCCTTGACGCTGGGCTTGATCGCGGCCGGGTTCTTATTGCTCTGTTATGTGGATTGAGGTATAATCAAGGGGTAACACGAAGCACCTACCTAGCCGGATGATCTGGAGAATGCAAAATGGAAACCGTGACTTTTACTATGAGCAAAGAGGAAGCAGAAACACTGAGCACCATACTCGCTGATTTGTTTGAGTCCGTCGAATCGGACGGGCGATTGGAGATACAGCCCTATGCACAAGCATGGGCCAAGGATCTTCACACGAAGCTGAATGCCCAGATTGACCTGGGGTAACCATAACTTGACCAGCCGGGCTGGAAAGGATAAAACGATGAAGTTTCCACTGATGACACGCGTGGAACACCACCGTATCGTGCGGGCCATTAACGCGGAGTGGCAAAAAGAAGTGGACGAAATCAAGGCCGCCCACCGGCAGCGCCACCCTGAAGACTACCCCACATATGACGTGCTGCCTCCGGCGACCGCGGTCCGGCCCACTCTTTCCCCCTCGGTATCGCCGTCCATTTTCCCCGTAGTCAAAGAGTCCAACATCAGCGGGACACACTGACCGGCCCGTGACTATCTGGTAAACTGCGGGCTAATTTCCTAGCTCCCCCACCTACGCAGTACAGGGCGCCAACCCTCTGCGCCGGGGGTAGCTATTTCACCGGGGCGGACTTCGGTCCGCCCTCTTTCATTGGAAGGGAAAAACGATGGAGCAACCCAGTGACAAAGCCACAGTGCCCTGGACCTGTAAGTCTTGTGGCACGGTGCACCCCGTGACCATCGTCATCACGATGGAAGGCGGCCTGATCCAGGACATCGAGAAGCCCGAGGGGATCAAGGTCGTGGTGATGGACTTCGACGCGGACACAGTTGACTACTGCGATCCCGACGATGACATCAAAGTCAACGCCAAGGGTGAACGCTACTTCGAATCAATCTGGTAACAAGAAAGGAAAAAGCGATGAAGAACTCATGGAAACGGGCCTTGTGTGCCTGCGAGCGGGTGGCGCATACCCGGTCCCAAATGGTGACCCTGTTGGATTACTCGAGCGGCAGACCCTATGGACAGGTTAGGCGTCGCACCTGTGAGGCGATGCTTTGCGCTGGCTTGCTGGACGAGGACCAATCTTTACTCCACGACGATGGGCATGGGACGTTCAAGTATGTGCTGACCCGTCGGGCGATAACGGAGTTCATGGCGCTGCGCGCCACGTACGTCCCCGGTTCGAACAAGCCCTACCAAATCTGGTTGTCGGGTCCGGTCGCGGCGGCATCACCGGCGGCGCTGGCCGACAGGATCGCCGAGATTCTCGGCATAGGAGATTGACATGACAGCAACCCTAGTAGAGAGCCTGCGCGAGGCGGGCCAGGACTTCGAATGGTACCCGACCACGGACGCCATGATCGAGATCGTGGCGGCGCACATGCGCAATCGTGACCCGTATGGCCATAACCACGTTACGTCACTGTTGGACATTGGCGCCGGGGATGGCCGCGTACTCCAGGCGCTGGCAGGTGACAAATCGCCGAAACTCTATGCCATCGAGAAGGCGGAAATCCACATTCAGAACATGCCGGCCGACATCGCGATCGTCGGGACCGACTTCCACTACCAGACGCTGATCGACAAGGACGTGGACGTAATCTTCTGCAACCCGCCGTACTCAGAGTTCGAAGACTGGGCGGTCAAGATCATCAAGGAGGCGTTGTGTAACCACATTTACCTGATCCTGCCGCAGCGGTGGATCGACTCGGCCATGATCAAGGATGCCCTGATTATGCGCGACTCCAAGCCGGAGATCATCTGGACGGGCGACTTCTCCGTTGCGGATCGGCCGGCCCGGGCCCAGGTCAACATCCTGCACGTGGACATGCGAAAGCGATACAGCGAGTATGGTGGTAGGAACTATCGTTTTCGGCAGATTTCCCGGGATAAACCCGACCCGTTCGACACGTGGTTCCAGGAGAATTTCCCAGAGGTCGAGGCCATCGACAAACAGGACGGGGCGCAGGAGACGGCCGAGAAGCGCATCCAGCGCGAACTGGTCCCTGGCCCAAACTTGGTGGAACGCCTCTGTGAGTTGTACCAGCGCGACATGGACCGGATGAACGAATCCTATAAGGCGCTGTGTGCCATCGACCCGGTGTTGCTCAAGGAGGTCGGCGTCAAGTCGGAGGAGGTCAAGGAGGGCTTGAAGAAGAAGATCGGCGGCCTCAAGAACCTCTATTGGAAGGAACTGTTCGAACACCTGGAAAAGATCAAGCGGCGGCTGACGCACAAGTCCTGTGACAAGATCGTCGACCAGATGGGCTTGGCTGTGCACGTCGATTTCACGGCGGACAACGCTTATGCCGTGGTGCTGTGGGTCCTCAAGAACGCCAACTCTTATATTGAGGGGCAGGTGGTTGACCTGTTTACGGAACTCACCGAGCCCGAGTGCGTCAAGATGTATAAGTCGAACCAGAAGACGTTTGGCAATGACGACTGGCGCTATCTCAAGAACGAGCATTGGAGCGACCGCCCGAAAGAAAAACCGACGCACTACATGCTCGACTACCGGATCGTGGCGTCGGGCTGGTACGGGCACGCTATCAAGCCGAACGACAAGGAATGGCGCAGCGACTACGACTATCCCGGCGGGCTCCATCGGGACGCTCACGCCCGGTTGGATGATATCGTGACCATCGCGAACAACCTGGAGTTCCCCTGTTCTGATTCGAGCCGCTTGACGTACCGCCGGTGGACGTCGGGTAGTGCCGAAGTGCTCTATCTCGACAACGGCGAGCCCCTGGTCCGGGTCCGGGCCTTCATGAACGGCAACATGCACTACCAGTTCAACCAGGACTTCATCAAGGCCCTTAATGTGGAAGCCTCGCGCATTCTGGGCTGGATCCGTTCGCCCCAGGAAGCCTGCGCAGAGATGGATATCGATATCGTAACCGCCACGCGATGCTTCGCATCGAACAAGCTGTTCGTGGCGGATTCCCGTAAACTGCTAACAGCATAGAGAGGAGTAACACATGAATAAGGATAGGTTGATTGAAGCGTTGGAAGACATGGACGATTGTTATGCGGCGGCGCTCGTAGCTGAGTGGCTGGAACGGATGCCTGACGCTGATGACCGGCGCACCAACCTGGAGCGCATCATCCGGGCGATGGACAAAGGCACGCGCCAGCATATCGGGGAAGTCTTCTTTGACGTGGACGCCGAAGTCGGCGCCGACGAGGAGGGGTGAGATGGTGCTGACTGAGAACCTGAACGTGGACTTTGCCCTGCTGGACCAGCAACTCAATGTTCTGTGCAAGGCGATATTTACCGAGAAGCCCCTGACTAAAGACGATCGCGACCTGCTCGAAGGCGTCTACAAACTGCTGTACCACATCTGGAACGAGCATTGGACGCACTGCGATGCCTGCGACACACCGGGTGAGACAGTGGACCTGCTAGGGCGCTGTCTGACCTGTCACCCCTATTACAAGGAGGGATGAGCGATGGTGGCACTGAACACACGAATCGACTGGACCGAGCGAGGCAAGTTGCACGGTCACAGCGAAACAGAGGAGCAGCGCGAGCTGATCATGGCCGCGATGCAGCGGATGGACTGGCTCGAGATTCCGACGGACGGATCCCGGTTGCAGGTGGCGATGATGCCGGGCCTGGGGATCAACGAGGCGATCAAGCAGTTGCGCCTGCCGAAGGTCTCGCACATAGCCATCTCGCATGAGCTGGCGCCGTACGGGTTCTACGGGATCCGGGCCCATTATTCCAATGCCGACGTGGATGTCTTCCTGGTGGATCGGGGCTCGGACATGTTCCCGGTCTGCATGGAAGTCACTGAGAAGGGAGGTTGAGAATGTGCTGTTGTGGCAAACCAACACGAAATGATGAACAGCCGGGCTGGAGGGCAGACTTCGGGCCAGCCCTGGAAGAAGACGACGCGCTGATCTACGACGAATGTGGACGATGTTGCCCGCAGATCAATGGTGAAACAGTCCATATAGACTACCACAGTCACCATTTCCGACTTGTTCTGCAGCGGGGCTGCTTCTATCTACTCGTGCGGCATGGCGGCGGGCAGGAGCGGATTGATATAGGATGGGATCACACCTGCTTCGCGGCCCTGTTGTTGCCGATGGACAGCGACGAGCGGTACTTGATGCTCCATAACCTGTATTCCATACACCGGAATTCTAGGGAGAAGGCTCGTACTGCCGAGCGACAGCGCTGGACCCAAGCGGCGGCCGAGAAGCGCATCCGCACCCGGAAACGTCGGGGTCGCGACCAAGTCAAGGTCTGGATCGAGCCGGAAAGGAGCGTGACATGCTGACCGAAGCTAGAGTAGACCTCTTGGAGCGAGTGTTTGACGTGGTTCTCAACGGGGCAAGAGGGGCTGTCCTCCAAGGCGATGGCCCTGCAGACCTGCGGCATCATTAACGAAGGGGACTACCCCCACGACCCAGACGATCTGAACCGCTGCCTGTTACTGATGGAGGCGATTCCCGAGGTGCGCGAAGCGCTACCCAAGATGCGCGAACTTGGGCCGGTGTGGTCCGCCCTGGTGGATCGTTGGGACGAGATCGAGCGGACATTTCTGGCCGAGGCCGGCTACAACTGGACAAGGCGACGGAGGGCGGCTCAGACATACCAACTCATGCAATTCACGATAAGGGCTGCGGGAGGATAACCATGCTGACAAACGAACAGAGATTGACGTATCTCACGCAGAGATCATGCCACTGTCCCGTGTGTGACAATGACCAGATTGAGGGCGGGTCGTTCGACTGTTCGGCCGACATCGCCTGGCAACAGCTCTGGTGCAACGATTGTGAGTACGAGTGGATCGATACCTATTCGCTCTGTGACGTACAGACGCGCACCTATGGCGAGGATGAAGGTGAGCCGGACATGGCCACAGCTCGCGAACTGCGCGCGGTCTTGCAGGACTGCATCACCGATACCGGCGCTTACTGTTTCAGTGCCCCGACGATAGAGAAGCTGAAACAACGCATTGACTACATCAACAAGGTGGCTCGCGAAGTCCTGACACAGGGACTGAACGAGGCAGAAAGGAGCGTGCCATGAAAATGAAGTATGGTTACACCGCCGACTTCGAAGCGATCGCGGCGGGGATCTACCGGATGCTGCCGGAAGAGTACAAGGCAGCGCTGGCGTTCGGGATGTGCCCGGCGCCGTTCATGGAGCAGGCGGAGCAGTTGTTCCGGGAGAAATGTGCCCGGGCCGAGCTGGAGCGTTATGGCATCCCGGAAGACCCCGGGAACTTCAAGAAGTGGTGCGCCGCGGTCAAGCGGGACGTCATCCAGGAGTTCAACCATCAACTGGCCCTGGCGATGCTGGCCGAAGCCAAGCGTCAAGGGGCACTGGTCGTGTAGGGAGAATGCCATGAACTACGTGATCTTGGACACTGAAACGACGGGCCTGTTCGACTTCTCCAAGCCGGCGGACGCCGAGGGGCAGCCCTACCTGTCCTCTCTTGGCCTATTTATCGTGGATGACGCGCGGCGCATCATCGGGGCCGAGAGTTACTATGTGGAGCCGGACGGCTGGTCTATGTCAGAGGAGGCAGGCAGGGTGAATGGTCTTACCGATGAATTCCTGATGGAGCATGGCGATCCGGTGGAGATAGTGCTGTCACGTTACGCGGAGTTGGTAGACGCCGGGAACGCTATTGCGGCGTTCGGGGCACAGTACGACACCAAGGTGCTCCGCGGCGCGCTGCGCCGGGCGGGCATGGACGACCGGTTCACGAAGACGCCGAACGTCTGCCTGATGCGGGCCTGTACGGATATCTGCAAGGTCCCCCGGGCCAAGGGGAACGGGTACAAATGGCCCACGTTGGAGCAGGCGTGCGCGGCGCTGGGGATCTGGAACCCCGCCCAGCATAGCGCCTTAGGTGACGCCCTGGCGGCGCTGCAAATCTTCCTCAAACTGGCGGACCTGAGCGCGCTGCCTGAGCCGACGGTCCATTACGCCAAACACCGCCCCGTCTAATAGAGAGGGGCTATCCCAGAAGGGAGGAAACGAGTATGAGATACGATGACACCGAGGCGCGCCGGCGGATCGCGGAAGAGCGTTTGCCCGACCAACTGCTGCAGGACGCAGAAATACAAGGGATCGACGAGTTCGTCGAGGCGATGGACCTGGACACGGTCGTCGCCTACGCCCGGCTGCACAAGATCGAGTTCGACGAGCCGGACCAGTGGCTGGACGACGAGTGGTCGGCTAAAGAGAGTTGGCTCCGCACGGCGGTCATGGAGCACATGGCCGAGCGGATAGGACACTGAGTAGACAATGACTGATACCAACGAAAGGAACAAGAGCATGACACCCGAAGAACTGACGAAACACCTGGAAGCACACGAGTATCGATTCGCCAAGACCATGCCGCAGATCCCGCATTACTACACCCTGCGGAAAAACTGGAAGGACGACAAGCTGTTCGAAGAGGTGGTCCAGGCCATCCGCGATCTGGGTGAGGTGCGGCCCTGGCCGGCCCCGCCGAAGAAGGCCCGGTACCACCACACCTACTTCGACGCGGGCGAGTGGAGTTACTGGTCGATGGGCGCCCCGCTGAATGAGACGATCTTGATCAACCGGGCCAAGACCTACCATCCGACCACGGCGAAGCCGGTGGAGAAGGAACCTGAACAAGCTGCACCGATGGAACCGGAGCTGGTCGACGAGGAGAAGACTGGCGATCCCGAGACAGGGCCCCAGGATCTGACGCCGCTGGCTCCAGCCGTTGAGGACGAAAGTCAGCCTGTCGCGGACCTTGAGGCGCCGCCTATCGAACATCCAGAGTCGCAAGGTGAGACGTCGGCCACGGAGCCTACGAAACCGGATGATTCCGTACGAAGCAACGGGTCGCTGCACATCATTCGGTTGCAGGCCGAGAACTTCAAGAAGCTCCGGGCGGTGGAGATCACCCCGAAAGGGAACGTGGTGACGATCACCGGGCGCAACGGAGCTGGCAAGTCGTCGGTGCTGGATTCGATTTTCGCCGCCCTCGGGGGACGAAACGCGGCGCCGAAGAAGCCGATTCGCGAGGGTGAAAAGCGGTCCCGGGTTGTGGCTGATCTCGGCGACCTGGTGGCAACACAAGTCTTCACGCCGTCCGGATCCCGGCTGGAAGTGGCGAACAAGGATGGGATGGTGTTCAAGAGCCCCCAGGCGGTGCTCGATAAGCTCGTGGGCGCGATCGGGTTCGATCCCCTGGCGTTCATGGCGATGGACGACAAGGCCAAGCGGCAGGTCCTGATCGAGTTGATGGGCGTGGACGTGACGGCACACGATAAGAAGATCGCCGATCTGAAGAACGATCGCAGCACCCTGATGGAAAAGAAGAAGGAGGCTGCCAAGGAACTGGAAGCGATGCCCCAATGGCCGGAGGCGCCGGAGGAAGAAGTCTCGGTGACGGAGTTGATGGCCGAGTTGAAGCAGGCCAACGAGACCAACAAAGCCCTTGAGACCCTCGAGAAGCAGGCGGACGCGGACCTGAAGGAACTGACGCGGCTGAGCGAGGAGTTCCGGGCGCTTCAGGTCAAGATCGCCACCGCCCAGCAGGCGGCCCAGACGTCTCAGGCAGCACTGAAGGACAAATCCAAGGTGGACACGGAAGCCATTGAACAGCGTGCCGAGAAGTTGGAGACGACCAATAAGCAGGTCCGCGAGAATCAAGCCCGCACCAAGAAAGAGGCCGAGATCGAGGAGTTAGGCAACCAGGTCTATACCAAGTACCAGGCGATCCAGGCGGCCGAGGCCGAGAAGGCCAACGCCCTCGCCGAGGTCAAACTGCCGCTGGAAGGGTTGTCAGTGGACGAGGAAGGCGTCACCTTCGATGGGATTCCCCTGAGTCAGGTCAACCACGCCAAACAGGTCGAGGTCTCCATGGCGATCGGCATGGCCCAGAATCCGAAGCTCCGGGTGATGCTGGCGAACGGCAATGGTCTGGACTCCGAGACCCTGGCCACCGTGGCGCGGCTGGCGCAGGAGAATGACTATCAGGTCTGGCTCGAAGTCGCCGACGAGTCGGGCAAGATGGGGATCGTAATAGAAGACGGAACAGTAGCCAGCGTCAACTAGCCGCAACAAAGAATGAACTCTACTAATCAGAGCGTGCCACGAATGCGAAGAAACCCAGGATGAGCTAGCGTACCACCTCTGGCAAGAAGCCCACAATTCTACAGTGTGCCGAGATCCGATAGAAAGCCATGGAAGCCGAGCGTGCCAGTCAACGGAAGTATCCCATTTTGATTTAGCGTGCCCAGCGAGTAAAGCAACCCAACGGTCAGAGCGTGCCAAAATAAGGGAGCAACCCAACTTAAAGCAGCGTGCCGAGGTCGGATAGAAACCCATGGCAACAAAGCGTGCCATAGTATCGAAGCACCCCAGGCGTTGTCAGCGAGCCGAGCAAGACCAGGACCCCAAAATGCTCTAGCGAGCCATACGACAGTAGAAGCCCACTGAGAGCGAGCGAGCCAAACCAAGCGAGCAACCCGAAACGGACAGCGTGCCACTATGTGTCAGCACCCCAGGCGTTGTTAGCGAGCCGAGCAAGACCAGGACCCCAACAAACAAGAGCGTGCCATTTAGGGCGAGAAACCCACGAAACACAAGCGTGCCATCATTAAGAAGAAACCCACGGCTCTTGAGCGTGCCATGCGGTTGTAGGAGCCCAGAAATCCGAAGCGTGCCACTTTGTCGAAGAAATCCTTAGGTATCAAGCGTCACTTATTCAAGGAGAACGACCATGAACACCTTAGTCAGCAAGAGTCTAGTCAGAACCATGTATGACGTGCAGCACGAGCGGATCCAAACAGGAAACAGGATTTGTGCAGAAATCAAGGCCCGGCTGGGTCAGAAGCCGGGCCAGTCGGAAGACGAACTGGAGAAGGAATCGAAAGAGTTCCTGGCCCGGGCCCGGCGTGAGTATGCCCGGATCACCGACGCCTTCGTGTTGAGCCAGGCGCACAAGTACTTGAAGGTGGACTTCAGCGAGTACGAGATCATCACCGATGCCGGAATGCTGGTGTTCGTGGAACTGTACGAGCAGCAGTTGGCCCACGAGCAGAAGATGACCAAGGTGATCGGCAAGATCGTCCAGCAGCATGATCTGTGGGGTGCGTTCCTCGAGCAGGTCCGGGGCTGCGGTCCGCTGATGAGCGCGGTGATCCTGAGCGAGTTCGACATCCACAAGGCCGAGCGGATCAGTCAGTTCTGGCGGTACGCGGGGCTGTCGGTGGAATCGGACGGCCGGGGCACGGGCCGGTACAAGGAGCACCTCGTCGAGCAGGAGTACACCGACAAGGACGGCAAGCAGCAGACGAAGAAGGGCATCGCCTTCAACCCGTTCTTGAAGACCAAGCTCGTGGGTGTTCTGGCCAGCTCGTTCCTGAAACAGCCGGCGGATGAGTGCAAGTACCGCAAGGTCTACGACGACTACAAGAACCGCCTCGAGAACCACCCTAAGCACGCCGAGAAGACCAAGGGACACCGTCATGCGATGGCGATGCGGTACTGCATCAAGATCTTCCTGCAGGATCTGTGGCTGGCGTGGCGGACGCTGGAGAACCTGCCGATCACGGCGCCCTATAACGAGGCCGTGCTCGGTCACCAGCACCACGAAGAAGCGGCCTGATCGAGAGAGTAGCCCCAGAGGTTAAAGCGTGCCATTCGCTTGAAGAATCCCGTACGACGAGAGCGAGCCATCGGTATGTAGAAGCCCAAGTTGCAGAAGCGAGCCTAACTGGTCAAGAAACCCACGATTTTCGAGCGTGCCAGTATATCCCAGCAACCCACAAATCGGGAGCGTGTTAGTGACAAAGGACATTGATGAAAGGATGGTCAGATGAAATTCAGTTTACAGACGGAGTATGCCATCGAATTGATGGAGCGTCTCAGCCGCAGCGTCAAGACGGCTACTCTGACGGAGTTGTTGGATGGAACGTCCATCGGCAAGACATATGCCGAGGTTGTCATCCAGAAACTGCGCGAGGCGGGGCTGGTCCGATCGGTCCGCGGCCGCAAGGGCGGGTACCAGCTCGGCCGGGCGAAAGTGACGCTGTGGGACATCATCAACGCGGTGGAAGGTTCTATTAAGCCTGAACGCCAGGTCGTTCCGAGCGTCCAGCGCGGCTATGACGTACTGGCGCAGGGCGTGGCCAAGAGCCTGGGGGGGGTCTCCCTCCAGGCGCTGGCCCAGGCCTAACAAGAAGGAACTTCACATCATTGACGAGAAAGGACTTATCGCATGAACGGATTGGATGCAATCGATCGGATGCACAACCTACCGCGGAGCAAGGCGGTCTGCGCGGCCATGACACACCCGGCCGAGCATTTCGAACGACCGTCAGGTGAGGACGTGACGGAGAAGATCCAGACGAGTCTGAGCTGGATGGCGGCGGACATGGACTTTCGCCGGCGAGAGACGGGCCTGGAGGCCGAGCCTCAGTCGCCGGAGATGAAGTTGGTACACGACCTGTTGGCTGACTTCGAAGCCGGCAGGATTCGGTGCGTCAAGAAAGAGTGATTCAGAAAGGGGAAAACGATGGAACCTGTGACATTGTATGAGAGAGAACGCCCGCAGTGCCTGGATGAGGTGGTCGGTCAGCAGGCGGCGGTGGCGACGATCAGGGGGTTGGTGGATAAACATTGGGGGGGCAGAGCCTGGTGGATTTCGGGAGCAAGCGGCACGGGCAAGACGACGTTAGCGCGGATCATTGGCCAGATTGGAGCGGACCCGTTTTTTGTTGAGGAGTTCGATTCGCCGCAGCCGCTGACGCTGGCGGCGACGAAACAAGATATCGAGGCGGCGATGCACTTGACGGCCTGGGGCAAGGGGGGCCGGGCGTTCATCGTCAACGAGGCACACGGGTTGTTCAAGCCGGAGATCCGGTGGCTGTTGGGTCTACTCGAGCGGATACCGCGGCACGTGGTGTTCATCTTCACCACGACGACGGATGGGCAGGCGCTGTTCCAAGACTTCCAAGGGGACGCGTTGCCCTTACTGTCTCGGTGCACGGAGATCTACCTGGAGGATGGCGAAGAGCAGCAGATCGCCTTCGCGGAACACTGTTATCATGTCGCACAGCGGGAGGGGCTCGATGGAGAGCCGTTCGAAGCCTACCTGAAGCTGGCGGCGGAGTGTAAATGCAACTGCAGGAAGATGTTTCAGCGGATCGAGGCGCCGGGTAGTATTGCTGGATCGGAATGAGGGGGGGGGCATTTTTTGCTTGCGGAAGGTTCTACTGGCCGGGTACTCTACGCAATCATACGGTTTCGTAGAAAGGACCTGGCATGTCGCAACCCACCAAACCGCAGCGTCTTCGCATTGTCTGTAAGGGCTCTCATACTGTCCCCCTGGACCGCCTCAAGGTGATCCAGGGGGACCTTAAACTATTGGACCCCGAGGAGGCGGCCAAGCTCCGGCGGCGGATCGAGACCAAAGGGTTTGATGCGCCGTTCTTCGTCTGGAAGAACAAGATCCTGGATGGAACACAGCGGTATCAGGTGCTCCAGGCGATCGCGGCCGACGGCTGGATCATCCCCGATCTGCCGGCGTGCGAGATCAAGGCGAAGAACCTCAAGGAGGCGAAGGACCGCATTTTGGGTTACATCTCCCAGTTTGGTACGGTTACAGATGAGGGGCTCTACGAGTTCATCAGCACGACCGAAGGGATTACTCTGGAGGATCTGAACCTGCCCAATCTCAGTATCCCAGAGTTCGAAGCTGGGTACCTCCAGGACGAGCCGACGACTCCGACGCCGCAGATTGGTACTGGGGTGGTGACGGAGGAGGCGGTGGAGCGGGCGGCGGAGCAACTTGAGCGCACACCGGGTAGCGAGAAGGAAAAGGTCGAGGTGACCTGTCCGGACTGCGGCGAAGCCTTCATGGTAGACAAGCCAGTATAGGGGGGCATCATGGACAAGACGATCAAAATCGCGTGTAAGGGGTCCAGGCTGGCGGCGCTTGATAAACTGGAAGTGATCCAGGGCGATCTGAAGGAGCTGAGTCGGGAGAACTATAACAAGCTCCGCAAGCGGATCGAGACCAAGGGTTTCGACGCGCCGTTGTTTGTCTGGAAGGGCAAGATCCTCGACGGCACGCAGCGGTATCGGGTCCTGACGGCCATGCTAGAGGATGATTGGGTCTTGCCCGGGGGGAAAGTGCCTGTATGTGATATCAAAGCGAAGGACCTCAAGGAGGCCAAGGAGCGGGTGCTTGGGTATGTGTCGCAGTATGGCAAGGTAACTCACGCCGGTCTGAACGAGTTCCTCAGTGGGATCGAGGAGCCAGATTTCGAGACGATGAACCTGCCCGAGTTCGACTTCAGCATTTTCGATCGGCTGTACCTGCATCCGGCCGAGAATCTCCAGGTTCCCAATACCGAGTTGCCGGAAGAGCAGGTGGGTCCGTCAGAGCCGGCCCGGATGGAAGTGATGTGTCCGGCCTGTGGTCACGAGTTCACCATTGATCTATGAGTGCATCGGTCTACCATACTGCCCTCCAGCGAGGGACGGAATTGGAGGGGGCGGAGCCCTGCCAGCGGGTTGAGGGCCGGGGTTGCGTGGCGATGGTCAACGACCTCTTATTGGGACCACTGCCTGTGGAGTTTGAGCAGTGCGATGTTTTCTACACCGATCTTCCCTGGCGGGCGGGGTTCAAGACCTTCGAAAAGCGGGCGGGCAAAGCCGGTAGGGTCTACCAGGACTTCATGAGGGCGGTCAGTCTGGTAGTGGTCCAATTGCGCCATAAGCCGATCGTCCTGGTCGCGGGCAAGACAGAGATGCGCCATTTGCCCGCTTGTACGATGCGACCAACAGTTCTCAATGGCGATGATGCCGTGGTAGCCCTCTATGGCCGGCTGCCTAAACTCGATCTAACGGACAGTTGGAGTATCCTCGATTCTCTGGCGCGGCACTATCAGTGTGTGGGCGATTTCTGTTGCGGGTACGGCCGGGCGGGCCGGGTGTTCCTCCGCGCGGGTAAGCGGTTCGTCATGAGTGATTACAACGCCAAGTGTATCGGGTTCATCGGAACGTGGTTGAAGGAGAAGCCATGATCAAGGTTATTGGAGACCACCGGGTCAAGTGCGGCTCGGTAATGGCAGGGATCGACGATTTGATGGGGGGGGCGAAGGCGGATGTGATCTACTCAGACCCGCCGTGGGGGCAGGGCAACGTCAAGTACTGGCAGACGATGAACCACAAGCAGACGGGGGCGGCCACCGAGGAGATCAAGTTTGCGGAGTTCCTGAACCAGGTCTTCGATATCATTGCCAAGTATGCAGCCGGTCCGGCCCTGATTGAGTATGGCCAGCGTTGGCGGGAGGAGATCGAGGCGCAGGCGAAGCGCATCGGGTTCAAGATCCTGCTGCGCTGCGAATCCTGGTACCATGGCGGGGGCAAATTGTACCCATTGGACTTCTATGTCATGAGCCGGGGGATCGAGATGAAGATTCCCGAGGGTTACGCGGCCGACCTCGGCAAATTGAAGGGGGGGGCGTTTTCTGTCCAGGCGATTGAGCCGTTTGCGGTCCCGGGCGGGATTGTCCTGGATCCGATGTGTGGCATGGGCTATACGGCCAGTGCGGCGATGAAGCACGGGATGCGGTTCTATGGGAACGAGTTGAACGCGAACCGCCTGGCCAAGACGATCAGACGGCTGGAACGGGGCCGATGAAGATCTACCGCAACCAGAACGTCTACGATGCAGCGATGGACCGCATCCGGTTCCTGTATGATGAGTTCCCGGAAGTCATTTGCTGCAGCAGTGGGGGGAAAGACTCAACGGTGTGCTTTCACTTGTGCTTGCAGGTGGCGAAAGAGATGGGTCGGCTACCGCTACGGGTGATGTGGATCGACCAGGAGGCGGAGTGGCAGGGCACGGTCGACTACATGACCGAGATCATGACCCGCGACGACGTCATTCCCATGTGGTACCAGATGCCCATGGTGATCACGAACAACGCCAGCAGCTTCGAGCGATATAACTATTGCTGGAAGCCGGAGGATGAGGCGATCTGGGTGCACCCTCAGCATCCCATCTCCATCAAGGAGAATCGGTTTGGTGAGGTGCGATTCCACAAGCTCTTCGACGCCATTCTCAAGGGCGAGTTCCCTGACACCAAAGCGTGTTTCGTGGGAGGGGTGCGGACCCAGGAGGCGCCGAAGCGGTTCCTGGCCCTGACGGACACAGCGTTCTACCTGGGGTACACCTGGGGGAAGATCATCAGTAGCAAACGGGGCCACTACACGGCGTATCCGATCTACGACTGGGAGGTTAAGGACGTCTGGAAGGCGATCCACGATAACGGCTGGCCGTACAATCGCGTCTACGATGAGATGTATCGCTACGGCCACAACCCGTACGGGATGCGGATTTCGAACTTGCACCATGAGACCTCGATTCAAGATCTGATGCTGGTGCAGGAGATCGAGCCGGAAACCTGGAACCGCGTGGCGGCGTGGATCGGTGGGGCCAACACGATCAAGCAGTTGAAGACCCGTGCGTTTGCCTGCCCATCCCAGCTACCCTTCATGTTCGACACCTGGGAGTCATACGCGGAGCACCTGATCGACAACATCGTGCAGGACGAGAAGAACCGTCAGACACTCCGTAAGAAGTTGGCCGGCCTCCTGAAGGTCTACATTGACCCAGATGTTCGTAACTCCCTGATGCATGTGGTGATCAACACCGTACTGAGCAGCGACTGGGACTTTACGAAGCTGAAGAACTTCCAGACGAACCCGTCGGTGTATTCATACCGCATGTGGCGTCTGGGCCGGCCTCCCCACCAAAGCTGGCTCAAGACCAAGTACATTCCCGAGGAGGCCCGTCCCATGATCGAGCAGACCCTGAAAGGGAAAGCCTATGAATGACAAGACCAGCAAGGCCATCGAGGCGATCAAGGACGCTATCGTCTGGGGCAAGGACAAGGTGGCCGTGATTGAGGAGATCCGGGAGGAGCTACATCGATTATCCCCGTTGAAGGACCAGCCTGTTGACCGGGTGCGATGGGTGAGGGCAGAACTGGTCGAGCCCAACGACTACAATCCCAACGCAGTGGCGCGGAAGGAGATGGGGCTGTTGTACGTAAGTATCCGGCAAGACGGATATTGTGTCGGTGTTGAGACGCCTATTTTGTGCGACGACCTCGTATGGCGGCCAGCAGGAACTCTGAAGGTTGGCGACAAGATTATAGCGTTTGATGAAGAGCCGGTTCCAGGGGCACAATACAAGCACGCTCGAAGGTTTTGCACGGCCGAAGTTACTCATAATCATAGACAGAGGGATAGGCTGTACCGAGTTATCACGGATCGGGGGGAAGTATTGACAAATGCTGCGCACCCCTGGCTTGGGCAGCGAATGTGTGGTGATGCGTCTAAGCGAACCCTGCGGTGGATGCAAACGGAAGATCTGCGAGCGGGTGATCTTCTTATGCACTTGGTTGATCCTTGGGAGCAGGAAACTACTTACGACGCAGGTTGGCTAGCAGGTTTCCTTGATGGCGAAGGGTCCTTGGCGCAGAGCCAAGCAAAGACCCATGCACCTGGGCATCGGTTGGCGGCTTACCAGCGACCTGGACCGACAGCAGATCGAATGGCTCGTGAGATTACTGCTAGGGTCTGTGCAACCGTGCGTACGCATGAGCATGAGAATGAAAAATGGAATGATATGGTCATGGTTAGGGTGGGGCGGATTGGTGAGGTAATGCGTCTCTTGGGATTGGTTCGTCCGGAGCGGTTAATAACCGCTGGTTATGGGTTCTGGGAGGGTGTTTCCATTGCCCGGGAGGATTGCCGAGCGACCGTGATTGAAGTCCAGGATGCTGGGTTGGGGGATATTGCATCGCTGGCTACCTCCAGTAGGATGTATATTGCGTCTGGGTTTGCAATGCACAACACTCAACCCATCGTAACGATCTGGGACGAGGAGAAGGGCAAATACGTTATCATCGATGGTTTCCACCGCTTCTATGTGGGCAAGACCAAGGAGGACATCCAGCAGTTGCTTCAAGGATATCTGCCGATCGTGGTGATTGACAAGCCGATCAATGACCGAATGGCCTCGACCGTAAGACACAACCGGGCCCGGGGGGAGCACTCCGTAGGGGGAATGGGCAAGCTGGTCTTCGAGATGCTGGATAACGGTTGGGACGACGCAGAAATCTGTAACCAGATGGGTCTGGAACCGGAGGAACTCCTGAAGCTCAAACACATTACGGGTTTCTCGGCCCTATTCAAGAACGTCGAGTACAGCAAGGCCTGGGAGACCAAGAAGATGATCCGGATGCGCCTGAAAGCCCAGAAAGGTGCTACCAATGAGGCGTAAGATTGATCAAGCAAAACGCGAAGAGATGTTCTCGTTCTGGCAGGAACGTCAAAGTGCCAACTATGTGTCAAACAAGGCACAGGTTTCGCGGCGGACCGTGGGCCGGTATCGCGAGCTGGATAACTGGGACCAACGGCTGGCGAAAATCAAGCAAAAGGCCCAGAAGAAAACGGACGAGACGGCGTCAGAACGGCTGGCTCGTCATGCCCGGCTGGCCAAGGTCCTGCAGGCCAAGGCGTTCAAAACGCTGGAGAAGTTTGACACGTTTCCAGACGTGAATACCGCGGTACGGGCGATGGAGGTCTCGGTCCGGATGGAGCGGGAAGCCATGGGTGATGCGGATAGGCTGGAGATCATTTCGCCCCGCGACGAGCGGCCTGTTGAGGAGATCATACAATCGATACGGCGTCTGAACAAGATGTTAGGGGGGGTTGTTTAGCGATTGAGCAACAGCTGTTTGAGGTGGCGTATCAAAATGCACGTGATAGCCTCTTGCTCTTTGGTGGTTTGGTTTTTCCCGAGGTCGAGATCGGCAACGTGTATCTCGCCGCGAATTTCCATCAAATCATCGCCCGGGAGCTGCGTAACTGGAACACGAGGGCAGACTACCCGAACCTGTTGATCATGGCGCCACCCCGGCACGGCAAGAGCCAGATTGTCAGTCGTTTTCTACCTTCTCATCTCCTTGGCCAGGACCCCCGGTTGCGGATCATCGCGACGAGCTATTCCGGCGAGCTTTCCAATGCCATGGGCCGGGATGTCCAGGCGTTGATGCTCACGGGAACCTACGCCCGGGTCTTTCCTGACACGAAGCTGTCGCGGGCGGGCCAGCGCGACGATACGGCCCATCGGTCCATGTCTGACTTCGATGTGATCGGGTACTGTGGCCACTACATTGGACGCGGTGTCGGGGGGGGTATCACGGGTCGGGGAGCGCACCGGATCATCATTGACGACCCGGTCAAGAACCGCGAGCAGGCCGAGAGCAAGACGCGGCGGGAAACAGTGTGGAAGTGGTACACCTCCACGCTTCGGACCCGTCTGCAGAAGGGCGGCCGGATCGTCCTGCTGATGACGCGGTGGCATGAGGATGACCTGGCCGGGCGACTCCTGCGGCAATGCAAAGAGGAGGTCAAGGCCGACCGGTGGAAGGTCATCAGTTTCCCGGCTCTATTTGCCCGGAATGAGTACACGCATCCCGATGACAAACGGGCTGAAGGGGAACCGTTGTGGCCGGAGATGTACGACCTGGCCTACCTGGAGCGGACCAAGGCTACGCTGGGGACCTACGACTGGGAGGCGTTGTATCAGCAGCAGCCGCGGCCGGCGGGCGGGGCGGTGATTCAGCGGGGTTGGATCCAGCAGATACAGGCGGAACATGTGCCCCCGGATCTGTTCTGGGTACGGGCCTGGGACCTGGCCGTTTCCAAGCACGAGAAAGCGGACTATACGGCCAGTGGCCAGATGGCGCTCGATCAATATGGAAATATCTATGTCCGCCGGTTCATTCGGGAGCGCATGACCTGGCCGGAAACGCGCAGGCAGATTATCGCCATCGGCCGGGCCGAACAGTGCCCGATTGGATTGGGAGGGCCGGGTTTGTCGGAAGGGTTTGTTCAGGACCTGCAGGCCGAGCGTCAACTGGCGGACATTGCGGTTCTGGAGTATCCGGAGGACAAGGATAAGTTGACCCGGGCGCTGCCGTGGGTGGCGAGGGCGGAGGCCGGTAAGTTCTTTGCCATCCAGGGGGCGGGGTTGGACCAGTACATCGAAGAATTGGTGGAGTTCACGGGTCAGGGGGATACCCACGATGATCAGGTCGACTGGACCAGCGGGGCCTACCGTATGTTGGCGACGGGAGAGCCGGCGACTGAAGTTGTGATTATTCCGGACTGGATGCGTCAGCAACTGGAGAATGCCATGTAGGTCAATAAATTTCCTTGACGCCGTATACGGGGGCGGTAGCATACAAATTCATACGAAAGCGTAGGATTCCGCACACACCTTTGAAAGGAGTCGACGATGAAAGAGCACGGATTCTTCTGGGCGGTCCTGATCGGGTTACTGTTGCTGGCGCGGGTGTCGTTGGCGACCGATGATATGTCGGTCGTGGGCCAGGCGATGGGCAACTCCGACGCCATTCTGATCCACGTCGGGCTGGCGGAGCCGAACAATGTGGCCTCGTGGGGGCTCGGGGTATCGCATCGTCCGGAAACGGGCGTCGCCGAGCAGAGTACGGCCTTCGGCTTATGGGGGGCACTTTCGACTGACATTCAACTCGTACAACCGGGAACGCTAGGCTTGTGGGCGGGACTGGCCGCCAAACCTTTTATTGGCATCGATGTCCTGTTTGATGTCGACAATGACAAGATTTTCACTTGGCCCGGGGCCGGCGTTCGCATCGCACCCACGAAGACTATGGCCTTCATGCTGGAAGCGATCTATCCGGTCGGTAAGTCTGGCAATACCAGTCCGCTTCCGACGGATATCCTGTACGGGTTGGAAGTCAAGTTCTGACCTTGCTACTGGACCCGGTCATAAGCCGGGTCCGTCTTCTTCTCTGAGGTGCGCCATGCTCGAGAGAATCTTCCCCACGATCGGCCTGAAACGCGCGCAAGTCCAACGCCAGATCGCTGAGGAGATCGCCGCGCGCAAGGGGGCCGAGGCGCTGACGGCGGCCCTGGTTGAGTCCATCCCCCTCTTCGCGCGGGATACGGACGAGGACCAGTGGAACACGCTGGGCACGGGGCGCGAACCTTTGGACTACAGCGCGCATGATTTCAGCGCCATGCTGTGTGCGGCGCTGGAATTGAGCTACCATCCGGGGGGGCGCGGCTTACTGGAAACCATGGAGACGTTCGTCATCGGCGACAGCATGCGCGTGCTCAGTTCCGACGAGAACTCCGACGTCCAGGACTACTGGGATGAATGGGCAGACCTGAACAGCTGGGACATGCGCAGCAAGGAGGTGTTCCGGCGGTACCTGCGCGATGGCGAGGACTTCCTGCGATGGTTCAAGCCAGAGAACCAGGACGGGCACCTGTTGCTGCGCTTCGTGGAGCCGAACGAGATTGTCGACCCGGCTGGGCGTGACAACTGGGGGAACCACTCCTGGGGGATCGAGACCGATCCAGACGACGTTGAGAAGGTCATCAACTACTACCGCAACTACGGGCGGATCGCGGAGGGGGGCATCGTCACGGAAGACAAGTGGGAGCAGATCCCGGCCGACCAAATGGACCACTTCAAGTGCCAGGTCGATTCGAACGTCAAGCGGGGCCGGTCCTGGTTGCTGGGGGTGGGCAAGTACATCCGGATGCACGAGCAGTGGCTTGAGCAGCGGTTCCAGTTGAACCGGATGCGCAACCTCTTCGCGGTAATCGGCAATATCAAAGGCGTCTCGACGACGGACGTCGCCACGATCAAGGGCAAGTTCACCGACACCAGCGGCAAGACCGCATCCGGCGAAGGCACCCCGAAGAAGATGCCCTCCAACGCGATGATGCTGTTGCAGAAGGGGGTGGACTGGGACCTGAAAAGCCTTAACATCAATGCCTCCGATGCCAAAGAGGACGGCAGGAACATCCAACTGCTCATTTCCGTGGCGACAGGGTTGACCGAGTACATCGTGCGCGGCGATGCCTCAAATGCCAACTTCAGTTCTTCGATGGTCTCCGAGTCGCCCATGGTCAAGATGTTCCAGAAATACCAGGACATCTGGAAATACATGCAGAACGTCGTTCACGCCCGGGTCATTAGGCATGGGATCGTTATCGGCAAGCTGCCGGCGATGAGCACCATTACCACCGAGGGCCAGCGCCGTATTCTGGCGCGAGAGATTCGGATCGCCCGGCGCCAGGGGCGTAGCCACCTCATCGAAGCGATCACCGAGCTGGCCCAGCCAACACTGACGCGGCTGAAGGAGACCAAGGAAGGCCAGGAGGAGATTCCGACCCGCTTGGACTGCCAGGTCGAATTCCCACCGCTGATCCACCGCGACATCCTCCAGGAAACGCAAGCACTGGCGATCCATCAAGACCGGGAGTGGGCTTCGCGCCAGACCTGCGCCGCGACGATGGGGTACGATCCGGACCAGGAGAGTGCCGAGATCGCCAAGGACGAGAAGAAGGCCCGGGACCGCGCCCGCGATGCCGACAAGGAGAGTTGGAGCTGAGATGGACACGCGCACACCGCAAAGCCGGGAAGCGGAGATAAAGATCGCGATGCACCACCTGCGGGACTACGACCGCACCCATGACCGGCCCGGCCGGCAGTTGGTGAATCTGGCACGGGTAGGCCGCAACGATCCCTGCCCGTGTGGCAGTGGACGCAAGTTCAAGAAGTGCTGCCTGACCTGAACAGCGCAGCCCGATACCTAGGGGGAGACCCCGGAACCCTGATGGAAGGAACCACAGATGGCATTGACGGACGCCGAACACAAGAGAATGCTCAAACTCTGGGCGAACTGCTTTGACGAGAAGGGCCAGGCGCGCAAGGACGCGACGACAAAGGAGTTCGAGGAACTGAAGGAGTTGGTCGGGAGGACGAGTCCGCAAGATCCACCTAAAGCACCGGTGAAGGTCAAGGACTACAAACCTTCCGAGGTGGCCCAGCAACTGCTCAAGGAAGGGGCCTCGTTCGAGGGGCCTGATTTGCGCAACTTCGGGACCAGCCAGAAGCCGGTAATGGTCCTGCGGGAATGGTTTTACCGGGGCAAAGGCAAGGACCGCAAGGCCGTGTTCGTCCAGCAGGGCAATATCATCGAGGCCGGCCGAACCATTGCAGCAAGTTTCTATGAACGTACCCACCTATAGGGTATAATGGGGCCATGGGTCAAGCCGAAGCCCGGATGCTGGCCCGGATCGACCAGTTATGGGCCGACCTGCGGCAGCATCGGGAGGACATCGAGACGATAGCCCACTTCGGCCTGCCGGACCCGGACGACGCCGAGACGGCTCAGTATCAGGACATGCTGGTGCGCATGATGGCGTGTCTGATTTCCATGGAGCTGGATCGGCGGCGGCTGGAGTAGGGGTCCGGTGGCCCATGAAGGTTTTGTCATCAACACTACGGAATCGTAGGGAACCGTAGACCATGAACCGACGCGATTTCATCAAGGGCTGTTTGGGGGGCGCGGCCGCATTCCTGATACCCGTGCCGATTACTGCTGCCAGCGCTGTGCCAATGTCGTTCACGGTCTCTGCGCCATGGGAGAATCCGGTGGATGTCATCCTGGCGACCCTCGAGCAGAGCGGTGTTTCGGACTTGATCGACTACGACTCCTTCGCCCCGGCGCGAGAGTACTGCGAGGAGACCCGGCCCGGCTATGTAGTAGCAGGGAAGTCTGTCGACGAGGCGATAAGTAGCTGTCTGACGCCCATCAACGGAGACATCTGGTACCGCGGTAACCTCGTGGGCCGGCAAGCTCGCATTTGCCTGGACTGGAGTAGACCGACATGAACCGACGCTCATTCTTTCGTACCTGTTGTGGAGGACTAGCTGGCGTACTGCTGGGACGGCAGGTTCAGCACCGGGGGGGCATTGTCAAGAAGCCATATCCGTGTCTGCTGGAGCCAGGAGAATCGCACATTCCCACCGGCTGCTACCGCAAGATGGTGGCGGGTGAACGGCTGTGGCCGGGTGACATGGTGGAGGTTGGCGCCGACGGGAAGGCTTATCGAATCGAGGTCTTAGATATCCGGCCAGGGAGCCTGCGAACCACATCAAGGTGAATCAATGGCCAAGAGCCGCGCCGAGATAATCCGCGATGCCACCCTCAAGGCGAGAGCCGACTGGGTCAACTACGTCGAGCTGCAGAACAAGGCCCTGTACGACCTGTATCAGCGCTATGCCGATCAACTGGCGCGGGAGCTGGCCAAGAGTCAGTACCAGGGCAAGATTCCTCCGGGAGCCCAGGCCCGGCTGAACAAGGTGGTCAAGGACTCGATTCCGGGCTTCCGTAAGTCCATCGCCGGCTCGATCCAGCGCGGCATCTCGCGGTCGGTCGACTACGCCTTTATGTCTCAGATCCTGGCGCTCGATGCTGGCGGGATCGCCCAGCGCATGATCCAGTTGGGCTCCTCGTTCATCGGCAAGGATGGCAAGGTGATCCGTTGGAACGCGGCGAAGGAGACGTTCCTGCAGAGTACCTGGGGCCGCATGAATAAAACGGCCGTCGACGCGGTGATGGCCTGGAAACCGGGGGGGCTGGCGTTCTCGGATCGGGTGTGGGACATCACCTACCAGTCCCAGAAGCAGATGCTCAAGATCATCCAGCAGGGCGTGATGGATGGCAGGTCGGCAGCGGAGTTGAGTCGGGACCTGCGCAAGTACCTTGTCCAGCCCGAGACACTGCGTGGCAAGGTACTGAAGGACCTGAAGCCCGGGCAGGGGGTCTACAAGAGCGCCTACAAGAACGCCATGCGATTAGCGCGGACCGAGCTGAACCGGGCGTTCGCCGAAGGGACGTACCGGTACGCCCAACAGAAGACCTGGATCGACGGGTACATCTGGCGCCGGGGTGGCGTGGGCAAGTGCTCCTCCGGCGAGTGCCCGAACAATGCCGATGAGTTCTTCCCGAAGGATACCCCACCGGAGATCCCGGCGCACCCTCACTGCCTCTGTTATCCGGAGCTGCACATCGCCGGGGATCCGATGCCGGCCGATGGCGAGCCACCAGAACCCCCCGAATCTCCTGGATCGTTGCCTGAGTTGACGAAGGAGGACAAGGAAGCCATTAGCAATTGGAGCGGTCTTGGTTATCACATGATCAACACGGGTGAGGTGTACCCGAAAGAGGCCTTGCCGATGGAACTAAAGATGCGGGACGCCTTTTATGCGGCCATGAATAAACTGCCAGACAAACAGGGAACGCTATATCGCGGCATGGTCATGTCGGAAGACAAGGTCGAGATCACTAGGTTATGGGGTAGGATGAATTTGAGGCACGCCACCGCTTGTAGTGCAGATAAGGACATTGCCGCGGAATTTGCTACGCGAGCTTTAGAGGCTGATCCCAATTTCACTCGTGTCATAATGAAAATCGAGGCGAAAACCAGTAAGGACATATCGACGTGGGCTAATCCGAGGGAGAAGGAACACATTCTCATGAAGGGCAAGAAGCTCAAGGTCAATGGAATTCTGGAGATGAAGGATGCCGATGGGAAGTACTATCTTCTCAAGGCACAAGAGGTGTGACATGACTAAGAAGAAACCGGCTTGGATGCGGTTTGTTACGGACGACATCAGCTATGACTTCGTGATAAGCAAGTCAGAGAAGAAGCCTTCGAAGACCAAGAAGAAGGACTCAAGCAAGTGACTACGCTGGCCGGTGAACAACTGACGTTCGAGATCCTGCTGAACCCATCGGTCCTGGAAGCCGAGGAGCAGCGCCTCAGTAAGCAGGGTTACCAGATCCTGGAGCTGTTCATCGAAGCCGATCGGCGGGGTCAGGTCGTGCGGACGGCGGAGTTGGCGGCGATCGCGAAGCTCTACACGGCCCGGATGGTGGAGGTGCGGCGGGCGCTGGTACCGAAGGGCTTCTGCATCGACCTGATCGAGCGCGACACGGCCACGGGGAATAACAGCTACGCGCTGGTGCCCCTGGCCGAGAGTACGTACTATGCCAAGCATAAGGAGCGTTTCGCATGATGGCACCAGAAGACAAGCAGCGATGGATCGATCTTGGCCGGATGTTGCAGGCCAGAGGCGTGCGCTACCTGAACAACCACGAGCCGAAGTCGGCGCTGGAGGCGGCCAAGATCCTGGAGATTGGGACGAGGATCGAACGCGAGGTTGTTGGATGCCGCGATCCGAGAGGATGGAATGATCAGTACTTATCTGACACGCTAGATTGGGGTGCCCTGAACGATGCGATAGACCACCACGACGGTGGCAAACCGATCCCTCTGCCGTGTGACGTGGCCGAGCGTTTGAAGGGACGCGGTTTCGATCTAACCGGCATCCCGATAGAAGGGCAGGTCGATGAACCATCATGAGATGCTCGAGCAGGGGGGGCACAGGATAGCCACTGACGTCTATCGGATACTAGCGCAGAGCTTTCCGACGGTGCAGCAGGTGTGCGATGGTATTCGGCTGGCGGCCCAGGCCGGCACCGTAACCGTTAAGCAAGCGTGTGAGAACATCGTGGGGTGGCAGGTGGCGCGCAAGAAGTATTCTGGAGTTATCTAGTCCGTGAAAAATCTCACCGAGCAATCTGGAAAACCCTTGAGCCCGGCGATGCGCAGTGATAGGCTCTGGTCCAAGATCAAGGCTAAAGCTGTCGATCTGGGGCATGGTCGGCT